CTTGTGTAACTAAACATCTTTCTGATAAGAAGTTTACTTCCATTGCATCCAAAGATGAAGTAAAAGCACCTCCTACAGAACCAGTTAACCAAGACTTCATACGTCTGTCATCAGCTTGAGAAGATCTATAACGCACGTGTAAGAATGGTCTTCTAATGTTTGTTCCTAAGATTTGATCATATACCGTAGAAGTTCCAGCTGGTACTAATACACCTTCAATAGATGCAGGTCCAGCAATAGCTCCACGAGTAGAAGCATCGTTTAAGTATTTCCAGTCAGTTTTATAGAAGTCATAAGAACCTCTTCTGAAACCAGAGAAACCTAAATTTAATGCCATTTCCTCAGAATTTTCAAATAATCCAAAAGCAGTACCTCCAGCGAATCCACCTGAGATAGAAGCAAGCATATCATCAAAATCAAGAGCAGTAGCTCTGTTTAAGAATAACATGTTTTCTTCAATAGCTCCTTGAGTATCTAAGTTTTTAAGTATTGCATCAAAAGCATCTAATCCAGCAGCAGCTGTAAATCCAGTTTGTACATTACCTCTCTGACTGATAGCAGAGAATAAACCTTGAGAACCACCACTTTGATTTGTTAATGCAGCAGGTCCACCAGCACTTAATTCTCCTTCAACCATTGCCATTTCTAAGTAATCTTCAAAACGTAAACGAGTTTCAGATTCAGCTTTTAAATACCATAAGTATCCTCCAGTTCCATCTTCAGTAGCAACTTCTACCCATCCAATCTGAGCAGTGTCAGAACCATTGATAGTATAAGTACTTCTAATGATTATTGGAGAGTTTGAAAATTGAGTAAAGCTAGGATCTACAGTAACCATAGGGTTGTTATTAGCAGCATAAGTATTTGCTCCTACAGCTGCATTTGCAGTTGAAGTTCCTTTCTGAAAATCAGAACCGTAAACAAATATCTTTTTTCCAGCACCGTCAGCAATACCAGCAGCAGCTAAAGTAGCAAAACCATAAGGCTCTACAACTAACTGTCCTGGATTACCTCCTCCACCTGCTAAGCGAGTGTCAGAAGTTCTAACAAAACATTTTGCTTCACCACCGAATTGATCCATTACAACTATCGTTGCGCCTGGAGAAATTACGTTTACAACCGGCACAGCGGCACCTGCAGCTGTAACAGGAATTGTAATTGTTCCCGCTCCAGAAGCTGAAGTACAGTTGTTATAAGCAATGTGTAATCTATTTTGTTCAGACCAAATTACTTGATCAGATGTCATTGGCATTTCAGCGCCAACCATTCTTAAAAATCCTGATAACGTTCTGTTACCATATCTTTCTACCTCTGCTTCGTAAAGCTCTGGTAGGTATTGTTGTGAGAAATCGTTTTGTCCACCTGTGAAATTTAGGTAGTTGTTTGCCAACGTTTGTTGTTGTTGACTTGGTACGATTGAACCAAATTGCGGAGCAATTGCCATAATTTTAATTTTTAATTAGTTAAACTTTTTAGTTTTAATTTTTAGTTTTGACGAGTCTAACCCACTAATTGCTTTAACTTTTAATCCGTTTATAAATACATTTCCGTCGGCAACTCGCCTAGGTTCGTCTTTAGATGGATTCTTAGATCCACTGATTATGCTTTTTACACCATCAGCTTTTCCTTGTTCGTAAAAATGATTAGCAAGTTTATCTGCGTTCATAGCAGCATACATCGCTTTATGGTAACCTGCAGCGTCTGTCATTAATCCTTCTTCGTTTGTATATTTACCTACGAAGTTTTGTACATCAGCTTGTAGTTCACCTACTTTAACCGGATCTTTAATTCCATATCTAAATCTTTTTTCTCCAAGATTAAATTCAAAACCTTTGAATTCATTGTTGAATAGTTTTTTAGTTCTGTCTCTAAAATCACCGTGCACTTGTGTAGCAACTTCTTGTTGCTGCTTATATTGGTCGTAAAAGCTAATAGCTTCTTGTTGTTCTTGAGTAACGCCCGGTCTCAACTTGATCTCGTCGTAATATTTGCTCTTAGAACTTTCAAGAAATTGTTTTGCGTTTGCAACCTCTTCCTTAAACGCAAGTTTTTTCTTACGTATTTCTCTTGGCTCATCTACATCTTCATCAAAATCAAAATTATCTTCCATTAAAAAGCTAATCTCTTCTTGATCTAAATGTGGTTTTGCCTTTGTATAATATTCTTTTAAAACATCTTTAGGACTATAAGAGCTGTAATCTTTGTTTAAAGACACATAGTCTTGCACAGTCCCACCAGTTTCTTCCATGAAAGATACTAGTTTTTCAATGTTTTCTGGTAAAGGTTTACCTAAGATTTTTTCATCTCTTTGCGCTTCTTTAACTTCTTTCGCTATTTCCTTTACCTCTTCTTTTGTTATTTCTTGGATCGGGGTAATTTCTTCAACAACCTCGCTGGGCTTTGATACTTGTTCGTCCACTCCAGAGCTATCTCCGGTTTGTTCGCCCACATCCATCTTCTTTGTTTCTCCGATTTGAATGGCATCTTCTTCTTTTTTTAAAGCTTCAGTAGGGATTTCCACTTTTATAACCTCTGGGGCTATATCACCTGTTGCCTCTGGTTTTGTTAAATCAACCTTGGTTATTTCGTCTTTAGATTGTAGACTTAAATTTTTAGGTTTTTTCTTTTTAATTTTAAACTCACCTTCTTGCTTGATAGGCTCATTTGATTTTGTTTCTTCTGACATGATAAAATATTATATAATTATTAAATAGTTAACTAGGCGGCATTATATTTTGTAAACCAAACGTGCCTAGTTGTGATGAATCTCCACTTTCAAAATCTACTGGAGCTGAATCGTTTTGTCGTTGATTTATTAATTGACTTTGTTGAGTTCCTTGTAATTTAACTCTTTTATCTTTTCTATCTTCTATTTTGCTTTCTTTCTCAGACTCTACGCCCATTTTTATTTGAGCTAACTGTTTTTGGTACTCAAATTCTTGAGCCATTAACTGTTGTTTAACCGTCATCTCTGTTTGCATCCTTTGAATTTCAAACTGTGATTTGGCTTGTTCTACCTGTACTTTTGATTCTGTCATAGCTTGGTTTTTTTGAACCTCAGCCATAGCGGCAGCTTCTGTAGTTTTAGCATTTGCTTGTGCTTGTGCTTGAATCATTTGCTGTTGTTGCGCTTGCTCCCTTGCTATTTTCTTTTTTCTTTTTTGCTTCAACAACTGATTAGCTAATTTAAGGTTTTTTATTTGCCTTATATCTATAGCATCTTCTAAGTCAATACCTCCGCTTTGCAAAGCTATTTGTATGTTTTGCTCTAACTGAGCTTGAGCTTCGTCATCAGGTTCTAATTCTAAGAATATACCAAAATCATGCAGATTAAGTGTAGCTATTTCAGCCAATGTACTAGCATTAAATAATGATATGCTCTCTATTAAAGCATTTTTAGTTAAAGGAAAAGAAAGTACATCAACCATCTTTAAAGATATGTTTTCACATATTCTAAGAGCAAGAAATAAGCTAGCTTGATTAACGTGTTTAGTTGCTATATTAGATTGATTAGCGGCCATCTTTGCTATGCCTACTAACGCGTCTTTATCCTGCATACTACCATCTCTAGCTTCGTTAAGACCTGTTACATCTCTTATCATTTGTAGATAATAATTGTAAGTCATTATTAAGCTTTGTAACTTAGCGCTTCCAGCTGATGATTGTAATTCTTGAATAGGCACTTTACCTCTATTTAGCTCTCCATCTTGAGTTAGAGATCTACCAACGATAGAACCAGTTTGAAAATACATGTTTAATGCCTCTGCTGGATTATAATTTGTACCGTTACCTAAGTCGACTTCAGCGAGCCCATCCATATCTAAGAACACACCATCTGGCACCATTCTAGACAAGACCTGCTGCATTTTCAAATGTGTTATTTGAATCATGTCAGCAAAACCTGTTATCTTACTTACTATAGATTCTATTCTACCTTTATACATTCTAGGTGCACATATAGCGTAGTTCATTTCAACTTTAGTGTTGTCAGAATTAGGCCTTGTCATATTTTCAGCAAGTTCCCATTTTAACATTATATCTGTACCAAGAACTTTGACACCTGAGTATAAAACTTCTATGGTTCTAGAAACCTTGTTATACGTGTCAGCAGGTGGTGGATTAAATTCGTCTGTTTTTTGAATAACTTTTTCTAAACCATTTTCAGTGTTTTTTAATTTAAACACTTGGTTCATATATGTCTTATATTCAAAATACATAACTTGAACCGTGTTACTGTCGTAGTTACCCCACCCTGTTATGTACTGCCTATTACCTGGCATTTCCTGTATTCTTTGAAGTTCTCTTTCTGGTATACTAGGAAATTGTTTTTTTAATTCAGGTATTGTAATAGACTTAACTTCACCAACATAGTAAACATCTTCAAAGTTAGGATCTTCTGTGTAGGAATATATTAAATTAGCTGGATCAACATAATCAACAACTATACCGTTTGTTTTATTAAAACTTGTTTTAGCACAAGCAATACCACAAACAACTAAGTCTTCATTTATTCTTCTTTTTGTCAATGGCCATCTATTACTAGCTAATGTAGTTGTTATAGCTTCCTCTTCTGCTATTTCTACCGATTGTTTGTAGGAAAGTTGCATGTGAAGTTCTAGTTCCTCATTACTTTGAGGTAGTTGTTCAGTTGGTATTTTTGACTGTTTAGCATCAATGCCTAAAGCTTGCTTTGCTTGCTGCATTAATTCTTTAGCGTACATATCTTCAGCTATAGCCTGTGCATATTTTGTTCGTTTTTTTACAGACTCTGGATCTTGAGAATATGCTTTAATTTCAAATTCTTTATTAGATATACCATTTACTACTATATTAACAAATTTAGATATAACAGGAACTGGCTTCCAGTCTAAATTTAAATAAGACAAATCACCATTTATAGATAACTCGTCTTTGTATTTTTGAACAGATTGCTCTCCTCTAGCGTATAGTCTTAGGTTATGAAAATTATTCCAACTAGTAAGGTATCTGTTACCGTTTGTTCTACCTTGATTAAACCACTCAGTTTCAATAGCAGAAGCTACTTGAGAGCCGTACTCTCTTGAAGCTTTTTCAGCGTCTGGTACTACCTGACTAGGAAAAGCGCTATTTGAATTAGTATATATTTTCATTTATTCAATTATTTTTGACAATGTACCTTTGTTATTATATCTTTTAAAACCTAAATTGTAAGAAGGTCTTTTGAATGTCGGGTTTGGTTTATACTTGTTTTTATTGCAAGCCATAATAGCTAAGCCTGAGCTTATAGACGCATCATGAGATGTTCTATTATTTATATTAAATTTAGCCCAATCTTCAAGAGTTCTTTGGAAATAAACATCACCATAATTACCATCGTCTTTTAAACCAACGTGGTGTTCTATATAAGATTCTATTGCTGCTGCGTGAGCTTGCTTTATATCTTCACTAGAGTTTGGTATTCCACCTATTTCTCTCTCTGTGGTTGATAATTTACTATATTTTTTATCTGGTCTATTTATAGAGTAACCTCTATAACCTCTACGTTTAAAGTAATACAACAGTCTAGGTTTGTTGTTTTCAGCAAGTATTGGCATGCCATAAAAAACACAAGCCATTAATACATCTTCAAAAAATATTTCAGCTGTTTGAGGTCTAGATATATATTCTAGGAAAAAATGATTTGATGGAACATTATCCATGTTAAACTTAGTTAAACCATGTAAAGCTCCATTAGATCCTCTTCTGTCTACAGTTCCAGATATATCGTAACTGTCACAACCAAAAGCTCCCATGTAATCATTGCCAGGCCATTTAAGTCCGTTTTTCTTTATAACACTGTTTTGCATTTCAACAGATGGTATCCAAGATACAAAAAATCTACCTTGCTTACTAGGCATAAAAACAACTTTAGTATCTTTTACGCCGTTAACCCATTGAAAATTACCTTGTGTTATTATTCCGCTGTTTTTTAAATCAGCATTCCAGTCTACTTGTTGATATATTTTAGTAAGATTAAATAAAGATGATTTAGCCTCGTCTCTAAACGCGTGCTCTTCTGTTCTTGGAAACTGTCGGTAAAATTCATTTAAACCATCTTGATCTTCTTTAAGACCATTTACTTCATTTTGCCAGTATTCAATCACACCTAGCTTTATATCAGAACCGTGTGGATCTTTTACAGCTTTTTTTGGCGTGTCGAAGACAGGTATGCCATAAGAATCAATGTATCCTTCGTAGTTCCATTCCATAGGTATGAACAAAGAATATAATCCCGAGCTAGTCTGCCCATTGGCGTTTCTTTTTGTAACATCTGAAGCGTTGTATAGTTTCTTAAAATTATCTCCTCCTTTATCTAAAGCGTTTGATGTACTTCCCATCATACACTTACCTATAACTTTACTACCTAATCTTAACGTTGTTTTTGTGACCCTCCAGTTGTTGAGGATGTTGTTCGGCCTTTCCCATTTACCCGATTCATCGTGGACGAGGAGTTTGAGTTTTTCCCCATCATAGGAGTTATCACCGGTGTTCTTCCAGTCGATGGTGGTGTCAAGACCGGTAATCTCCTGTACCTTCGTATTGGCGTCAAGCTTTCTACGGGTGAATTTGGAGGCTGGGACCCTATACGCGAGTTCTGTCTTCGGCCTGTCCATACCGTCCTGGATCGGTTTGAAAAAGAAGGGATAGTTGACGGAAATTGGTACCACCTTATCTGTGAACATCTTCTTAGCATCGGGACCAGATTTGGACAATATTCCGAACCGTGAATCCGTTGATATTGTAGCAAGGTTGACCGATTCAGCTGAGGACATAAATGAGAAACCTGACCTACGGTTTTTAAGATAACACATTCCATATGACCTGGGATCGGATTTGCAAGCCTCCCAAAATATGTAGAATAATCTATTTGATTCTCTAAAGTCTGGCTTCCCAACATCAATCTTGGACCACTGCAAGTACATGTAATGAGTACCAGTGATATAAGTAGGAACGTTTTTGTTAATAAACCAAAAACCTTCTTCACGTCTAGTAAATTCTTTGTCAATATAGTCATACCATTTTTCTTTAAAATCCAACGGGTATTCTTCCCAGTCGAACACAGATTTAATTTTTTTTAATTGCTTCGGGTATTCAGAGTAGCTCCATTTATTATTCTCAAAGTCTACCACTTCATTTTCTTTTGGTAAAGCTATTTTAAGATTTTGTATTTCATATACCTCTCCTATCTGACCTGTTTTACTTATTACTACTAGATCATAATCTTCGTTGTAACCATATTCCCACTTCTTATGTTTGTTTTTGTGATTTAAAGTTTTAGGATCAACATAGTTTTTTAATACCTTGTATAGAGTTTGCTCGTACATTATCTAGATCTACCTTCAGCAAAACCTTTAAAAGCTGTTTCTTCTTTAACTTTCTTAGGTTTTTCGTTTAACAAATCCTCTTCTTCTTGTATTCTATTTAGTATTTCAAAAGCATCAAATATGGCTAGCTTTTTTGTAGCTGCTGCGTTTTTTAGTCTATCCGCTGATATATCATCATCAGAATCAACAATAGCTTCTTTAGCTACCTTTATTAATTCTTCAACTGCTACTTGCCCAGCTTGGATTATATTCCTCTTGGTTTTGTTGATCTCCATACTTAATTACAATATCATTTGATTTCATACAATACAATCGCTCTTTGTCTACAATAAAGTCATATTCACCATAAGGCGTGTAGCCTACCGTGTCACCCTCGTTTATTCCTAGAGCTTCTAAAGAGCTATTACCTATTTTAAGTACACCAATAAGTTTTTTCTCTTTACTTACTTCTAAACCATCTCTATCAACTAGTGGTTTTATAAAACATCTACTATTTATAGAGTTCCATTTGTCTTTTTTCTTATAAAGATACACTTGATCTAGCGCACAGAAATACAAGCCATCAATAAATGATGATCTACTTTTCTTTTTAACGCCTTTCATATCGTAAAACGTACGAAAAACATTGTGATGTATAATTATTAAATCACCTTTACTTATAGGTGTTTTAAACGCTTTAGGAACTTCTACAACCTCAGCAATATTATTAACAAACTTAAAGCTTTCTATTTTAGTATTAAGTATTATTTTTTTATCGCCTATTTCTATTTCATTGTCGTATTCGTTTCCAACCGGTCTAACTATAAAGTCGTATAAACTTTTCATTAGTATTCTAAATCGTATTCAACGGATATAGCCATGTTAGAATTAAACTTCTTCCATGGCAATACATCGTTGTTTTTCTTTATGTGTATATTATAAGAATTGTCTGAGCCTTCAAAAAGTATATGCGATATCTCATGACCACCATATACTTGTTGACCTACAGAATAATGCATAGCATCATTTTTATAGTCAGACCCAATACTAATCTTTCTAATATTATTTGCCATCTTCCTGTTCGATGTCAGTGTAAGAACCGTCTTTCAAATCTATATTGACTTGGCCATACTGCTCTTCTAATTCTTTCTTTGTTTCGTCTATCTTTACAGTTACTTCTTTAATAGCTGCATGTGCATTTAGTTTTTGCACATCTAATAAACCTATATGTCTCAACAAATCATTCATCTTTGTTTGTTGCTCAGTTACAGTTTTTAATTGCTCTTCTGTAATCTTGTTTACTTTCATTTCTTTTACTTTACTCATAATTTAACTTAATTTAATTGTTTTTTTACTAATTTAATACCGTATACAAACCACACAACTGCTAAAAACACAGCTAATATAGGTATGCTCATATCCCAGGAATACTTTTGTGTACTTGGGTATTGCCTAAGCACGTAAGCTAAGAAGTGGTAACCAGGTAATAAAAGTATGTACAATACTATTTTTACATATTTCATTTTATTTAATTTAATTAATACTCTTACTATTTATTATTACTTATAGATTTGAACTTTTCCACACCTCGTGATCCAAAATAAGCTATATAAACAGTTGTAAGTAACTGTTTTAATAATGCAATCCACTCTTGCTCTACCGTAAAAGATATTTCATGGTGACTATCAACCCATATAAGAGCTATAGCCATAAACGATAAAAATATTAAAGCCATAGGTCGTGTGTTCTTAGAAAGCCACGAATCTGATTTCATATCGCTTTCCCAACGCCTTGTTATTTGACTCTCTGCCTCTGAATTAGCTTTATCCATTATTTCTTGGATTTGCTTTTTAATTAGCAGTTTTTCTTCTTCCGTGGTAGTAAGCTTATCGATGACGTTACCAACTTCTTTGATAACGCCACCCGTAAGCCATTGAATTATTTTTTTCAATTAAAATTTACTTCTTAAGTAAGATAAACCTCTACCTAACATAGTACCATCTTGATTTGCATCATTAAAAACAGTATCTCCATCACCTACTGGTTTATTTGTTCTTGAATCACTTACGTATCCAGTCTTAACAGTTGGTGTTTTAATTTTATTTTCTGGTGGAAAAAAGTTAGCCCCTATCATAGTTTCTCCATATCTATTAACAGATCCAGCTTTACCTCCAGTTCTTCTAACTGTATTCAAGTGATCACCAGGATAAGTATCATCAGATCCAGTGCTATCAAAAAGCATTGAATTAGCAAGTTTACCAACAACCCCTAAGTCTTTGTGTTGAGGATCGTGAGTAATAGTTAAATTATTACTTGCTTTTTTACCTACTAAAGATCCTCTACCCATTCCTCCTGTGTTTGGGTTTAAACCGTAAGATCCACTAGTCTTATGAGTATGCACTCTGTCGTCATCTCCATGCCCTTTATCAGCTGGTCCATGCTTCATGTATTTAGCAGCACCTCCATTGGTCATGATATCTTGAACTTTAGCTGCTCCTTTTTGGTAGCAATTTTTTCTTGCTGAACCATTAAAAGATTGGTTGTAACCCATTCTTGAAGCTCCTTTACCATCTTCAGCATAATCAGGCACACCATTTCCGTTTGCGTCTGGTTTTTTCTTAGCAGCTCCTTTTTGGTTTGCCGCTAACTCCTTTGCTGGAGCGCTTGATTTTTTAGCAGAATAACTTCCGCCATCTTGATTTGTTTTCATTTTTGCCATTGTTGTTTTTTTAATTTGTTTGCTTTAATTTTCTTTCCGCGGCGTATGCGTCTTTTTCCCAAGGACCTTTACCGGCTTGCATTACTGAATAGTCGTACTCTTTTCCTTTAAACATCACTTTACCAGCTCCTTTAGAATCAACCTCATAATCTAATCCAGTGCCTGGATTTTTTAATTCATCTTTATATTGATCAACGTGAACTTGTTCATGAGCTAATGTTTTCTCTAATTCTACTGGATCTTTTAAGTTTTCGTTTAAAATGATAACCCCGTTTTTAGGTGTTCTAGCAAATACAGGATCTTCTCCCATATCTCTTTCGAACACAGATGTACTCATCTTGCTTAAATCAAACGGAGAATTAATTTTAAATGCCATGTTATCTTCTGTAAGGAAACTTTTCGTTAAACCACTCTTGCCTATTATTACAACCACAGTTAATGTTAAGACCATCAGACACTTTGTCTACGATAGTCTTAACACCTGTTTTCTGTGTGAATTTAGCAATGCTGTCGCCAAGTCCTCTAGATTTCATCTACTATAGAGTTGAATCAGAACTAAATACAGCGCTTGACCAGTACATTTGGTTGCTAGATGGTAATCCAGCTCCGTCTTTACCTAACTGGCAAGAAGCAGCTACACCACCAGGGTTAGCTGTTAAAGCTTTTATGATAGATTGAGAAGGCATGTTAGCAGGTACAGTAATTGCAACTGGCTCATCAGCGTTAGCTGGAGTAGCAGCTCCAATAGGGCTTTTTGAAACTTGAAGAGTAAGTATTCTTCCACCAATAGTATCTGCTGGTACAGCAGCTGCGTCAGCATGACCAACTCCTAGTCCAACAATTCCTTTTAATGTTACTACTACACTGTAGTTTCCTGCTGCTACAACATCTCCTACGTTTTCAATGTCATCAACGTTTACTAATACATCTCTAGAGTAATCTCCCCCAGCTGCTAAAGTAGCGTTGTTGTTTGCGATTTTAAATTTTACAAATTTTGCCATAATTTTTGTTTTTGTTTTTGTTTTTGTTTTTGTTTTTGTTTTTGTTTTATGTGATTTATCAGTTTACTCTGTTTGTTTTAATGATGTTTTTCATCATACTTAAGATCTCCAGCTAATTTTGAAATGTGTTTTTCATCAGCTGTCATAGCTATATCACTGTGACCATGTTCATTGTCATAATCAATATCTTCTTTTAGATACTTCATATGATGCATGTCATCAGCTCTTGTAGCTTTGTAATTATGTTGAGTTACTCTAGTGTGCCTGTGGTAATTACCAGAGTATTGTCCTGTATATCCTTTTTTTGTATCCATATCTTATCTTCCTACTATAAAGTCACCTACTGTTATACCTGTTCCTGCAACTGCTGTTACATAATCTACAGCCACGGGAAGTATAGTTCCTGATTGTAAACCTTCAAATGTTATAGCTTGAGACGGTGCTGGTGCACCTCCTGTTGCTGATACCACTCCTGGTAATATTACAGTTATTTTTGCATCACCAGCAGTACCCATGTCTCCACAGTATATCACAGATGAGTTTAAATTAGTACCTAATACGCCTGATTGATTTTGAAATTCCCAAGCTGGTCTAACATCTATACTTGCAATCATTGCACCTGTCAATGGCATTGCTTTGCTTATTACAGCATCTTGTGTTCTAAATAGTCCCATTTATTTTTTTTTAATATTGTTTTCCTTGAGCACACAAAACAGCATTTAAACCTTTGTAAGGTACAGCTGCTTTTGATACTTGCATACCTGTTATTCCTGAGCTAGAGCCCATTCCGTGTATTCTACCTTCTTGATCTAATGGTCCGTCCCATATAGCGCTTTCACCTACTACGCCGTGAGCGTTTTTAGATGCCATAGTTTCATTGTAATTTGGATCTGTTTTATGCATAATTTTTTTTATTTACATGTTAATCATAGGGACGTTCATAGACTGCTCTAGCATTTGTTGCTGAGGTTGAAATGTTCCTGTTATCTGTTCGTTTGGTAAACCAAAAGCTTTTTCACTTATAGGGCTATTTTGCATTTGCGATACACCCATCATACTTGGATTAGAAGCAGCTAAAGAACCTTGATCAGAAATATCAGCAGCCATAGCTGAAGCTGGATCTGCAGGTGGAGTTGAACCCACTGCTGGTTGTTGTGCTGATTCTAAAGCACTAACTCTTGACGTTAAGTCTTGAATGTTATTATTACTAGTATTTTGACCAGTTGCTGATTGTGATTGTCTAGCTGCAAGTTTAGATGCTAAACCGCCTAGTAGCCCACCAGCAGATCTTCCGAAGTTCATGAATGGAATCATAATGTATCTTTGTTTACGTTTTTTATGGATTTAGTTAAAACCTTATCCATGTAAGATTTACCGTTAATTATTTTGTTTCTTCTAGAGCTAGTAGGTATTTTTTCATCTCCTAGCATTATTTTGTAAATTCTATTTATCAATTGTTTACCTTTAAAAGAAACTTTATATATATTATAAGTCTGCGTTGTTCTGTTTCTTTTTCTCCAAACAGTTATCCAGTTTTCTTTTATTAATCTAGACCAACGTCTGTTGTCCCAACTATAAGAATATACACCTGCTTCAAAATCTTTTTTTGTAAAAAGATCTATACAGTCAAGGTATATTAGTAACTCTAAATCAGACTCACGCAAGCTGTTGTTTTTACAAGCCCATTTGCGTATTATACGGTAATGTTTTAGCAAGTTTAAATCTTTTAAATTACTTGCATCTAGCTTTTTCATAAAACAACAACCACATCTTGTGTTTTAATTACGTGGTATGATTTATCATTAATTTCTATTTTGTGTCCAGCATGTCTATCGTAGTATATAACGTCTTCTTTTTGCAATCCAACGACTTCATCTCCTATTTCGATTACGTTTGCTCTAACGTACCTTATATCGTCTCTATGTAAACCTGCTAAAAGTAAACCACCTTTTGTTTCAGTAGTTCCTTCTTTTATTTTTTCTATTATTAAATTTCTACCTACTGCCTTCATCTATTCTCATATTATTGATTACACAATCGGTAGACAGTATTGTTGATGCTACGGAAGCTGCATTAATTAAGGCACTTTTAGTAACCAATAAAGGATCTATAATACCAAACTTAACCATATTAACCATTTTTCCTGTAACTACATCTAGCCCTTTGCCTTTAGAAGATTCTAATTGCTTTTTTTGTTCAGATGTTAAAACCACACCAGCATTTGCTAGTAGTGTTGAGAAAGGAGCTGTTATTGATTTTAATAATATTTCTTCACCAATACTTTTTGGTTTTAAAATATTAGAAGCATTCAATAAAGCAATACCTCCTCCTGGTACAATACCTTCTTTAATGGCAGCTTTTGTAGCACAGATAGCGTCTTCAACTCTATCGCTTTTTTCTTTTAATTCAATATCAGAGTTAGCACCTATTTTAACTACAGCTACTTTAGCGCTTAATCTAGCTAATCTTAATTCTAATCCAACTTGAATATGAGGTTTGTTTTTCTTTTTTAAATCTTCTTTTATAGTTGCTATAATATCTTCAACTTCTTCAGAAACATCATTAACTTGTATTATTGTTTGATCTTGTGTAGACGTTGATTTTTCACACACACCTAAATAATCAACCTGTATAGAGCTTAAGTCATCTCCTAAATCTTCATTTATGACAGTAGCCCCTGTAAGTAAGGATAAATCTCCAAATATTTCTTTTCTTCTTAACCCAAAAGAAGGAGGCTCAATAACATTTATTTTAATATTACCTTTCTTTTTGTTCATGACTAAAGCTGATAGTACTCCCGCTTCTATTTCGCCAATAACTAGTAGTGATCTATTATTCTTTATAACGTATTCTAACACTGGTTGTATTTGCCTTATTGAATCTACTTTTGAATCCATTAAGAGAACTAAAGCATTTTCTAGTTCAGAAACGTTTTTTTCTTTATTTGTTATAAACTCAGCATGTGAGAATCCTTTGCCGTATTCCACACCCTCTACTATTTCAACTTTTGTCACACCACCATCTGATGGCTCCATTGTGACTACACCTGTTTCACCTACAGCTCTAAAAGCATCAGCTATTAACTTACCTAGTTCTTTATCGTTGTTAGTTGATATAGTAGCTATGTCATCTATCATGTCACCTTTTACAGCTATTGATATAGATTTTAAATAGTCTACAACTTTTTCAACACCAGATGATATGCCATCTTTCATTTCTCTAAAGCTTTTATCAGAACTTATATCTGAATAAGCTGTTTTCATTATAGAGTGAGCTAAAACTGTAGCTGTAGTTGTTCCATCTCCTGCTTCTTTAACTGTTTTACGTGCTGCTTCTTTTAAAAGTGTAGCACCCATGTTTTCAACAGGATCTCTTAGTATAACTGAATTAGCAACAGTTACACCATCTTTAGTTATTATAGGATTACCAGAGTTGTCCTCCATGATAACACATTTGCCGCTAGCCCCTAATGTGGAGCTAACAGCTTTTGTGAGTTGTTCTATTCCTTTAAATACTTTATTTTTAGCTTCTTTTCCAAAGCTAAGGTTTTTGACGATTCCGTCCATAATTTGATTAGATTAAATTTTATTTATTTACTTAAAGGTTTTAACGACTTGTGGTCCGCGAATATAAGAAAGCTTTTTCTCATAGTGGTTAATTGAAGCGTCTATAGCTTGTTCAGCTCCCTCAATTGTTTCGCGTCTCGTTACGTCTATCCATTTTTCGCAGCAAACATCCTTTTCTGGATTACACTCGCAGTCTGGATCTTTATATTCGGTTTGATAAAAACCGTTTGGTAATTGCACAATTCTCCAGTTAGATTTTTTAGCAACATGCTTCCAAAGGTCTAAGGTTTGTTGTGTTGGTTGTTGTGGTTGACTACTCCACGTGCTAGTCGAATAAAATAGTGTCATTGGTTTTGGTTTTAAATTGACATTGGTTATCGCTCTTCCCGAGCAGGGTATAAATATATTATTACAAGTTTTTACTCTTTTTTACTTTTTTTGTTCTAAGGTGTCAAGTCTGGTTTCTAATAACTCAATTTTAGCTAAAGCTTCTTGCAAAGCACTTGTTAATAAAGGCACTAATTTTGATTGATCAATTGATTGATATTCAGGATCTCCCTTGTAATCTAATTCATCTTTTTGACCTGTAACGGCTTCTGGAACAACACCTGAAGCTTCGTGGGCTAAAAAACCATCTACTTTTCTTTTAACACCTCTTTCGTCTGACTCTTCTTCAATAAAATTAAACTTACAAGGTTTTAAGGCTTTTATTCTTTCTATAGAACCTGACATTGGTTCTATGTTTTCTTTTAATCTATAATCAGAGCTTGTGTTATAAGACGTGCTTGAAGAACCGAATTGAGTTATAGTTCCAACTGAACTACCAGAGTTACTATAAAATCTCATAAAGGTAGATCCAGTGTTAGGATTTTTAACAGATATACCGGCATTACCGTACCTTGGCCCGTTAACAAAAATACCATGTGCACCGTAAGGAGAACCTGTTGTAGAGTTGTATATTTGAAGACCTATTCCACCTGAAGTTTGAGTAGGCCCTTGTATCTGCAGTGCTCCCTGACTAAATGTAGATCCACTGTAATTTATACCTAAAACATTACTACTTGTATTCCAGTATAAAGTATCATATGTTAAACTATTAGAACCTGACCATATTGGTACTCTATTTGCAACCCCTGTTCCTGTTGCAGCCCCTGCATTTAATAAGAACCTAGCTGGTGTTTGTTGTCTTTGTACTTGAGGTGTTGAACCCGAGGCAGAAGTGTAAACAGGTATGTATGTAGCACTGGTATTAGTTACTAAATTAGCAGCATTGTAAAATTGCGCTACTGTTATATTACCATATATCGCCTCTTCAATATTCTGTAAAACTAACCCATTACCACCAACACCCATTTCCATATTACCACCTGTAGCTTGGACGTAGTTCCATTGATCACCATCATCATCAAATATAATTTTATTGTCTTCCTCTAAATTTATTGGCCCACTATTAAATGTGTTTCCATTTCCAGAAATAGTACCATTTGATTGTATTGAAAATCGAGTAGAACTACCGTCTTTTACTCTAAAATTATCTCCAAAATATATATTAGTATCAGATCCAGTAGATAAAGCTTGGTTTGAGATTTCAACATTATTAGATGAATCCAACGTAAGCAATGTTCTTATACTACTACTTGTGTCTGTTCCTAGATAATCACCGTTATTTGGTATTAAATAATTACCAGATAATAATCTGTTAAGACTGAGATTGTATGTTAAATCTGAGTCAGATGCTATGCTAGAAGTATTAGTCCAAAAAGCTATGCGATTAGAAACTCCAGTTCCTGTTACAGTACCTGATCCTGAGTTTGCATCTACGTATGCTTTTGTAGCTGCGTCTTGAGCTGAAGTTGGATCAGCGACATCAAGGATTCTATTTGCTCCCATGTCGATAGTGGATGTAGCATCTCCAAATCTATCTAAAGGTATTGACTGTAATCTAAGGTTTTTAACCTCTCCAAGCGACTGTCCAGGGTTTGAATCTGCGGCTAATATATATGGAGTATATGGCTTTGTTGCAACAGCAGCTGAAATACCGTTAGCTCCAAATATTAAATTATCAGTATCGTTAGCGTCGTAGTTTACAGAAATAGTAACATCTGTAGCTGATCCTGATTTTTTTATACCTACTCCCTCATTGATAACTTGTACACCACTATCGTAACTATCTACATAAGCGGTTGTGGCTATTTTTGTGCTATTATTGCCTTGTGATTGTGTTACTCCTGTGGTGGCAGTATTTATTGTACCATTTAAGTCACCTAAAAATGTTGTTGCGTATACCGACGACCATAAGCGGGAAGAAGTACCAAGAGCAAATGTATTACTAGCGCCAGGTATAAAACCACCACTACCTAAATATCCTATAGCAGTACTATTTGCTGTGAATGCTATTTTACTTGCTTCAAATTTAATATTGTTTACACCAGAAACACCACCAATCTCTAAGCCATCATAGTATATGCTTGTTATACCTGTTTGAGCAGGTGTTACAGCAATGTCATCAGCATTGACAGTTATACCTGTTCCAGCTCCTGCGTTTAAAGTAACAGATGCTGAGGTACCACCACCTGTTAAACCAGCACCAGCTCCAACAGATGTTACTCCAGAAGAAGAGCTTGTTCCAGCTCCTATGAGAGTTCTTATTTCTTGTCCAGTTACACCAGATGCTAAAGTAGGAGTTCCACCACCGCTAAATATACCTGGTTCTGCAAAAGATGTAAAACCAGAGTTATTGTTGAATATACTTAATGGTATAGATGAAATTGTACTTTTTCTTTCCGCGTTACCATCTAACGATATTAAATGATCTGTTCCAACTAGAGTTCCTGAATCTGCAAATTCACTTAAATCTAAAGCTAAATTTACTGTACCACCATTAGTTACAGTTGTTCCTCCATCTAACCCTGTTGCTGTGTTTATTACAAAGCTTGACATTGTGCCCTGCGGATTACTAAATGAAGTACTTAAAGTACCACCATCTTGCTGTGTAAGTGTTAATGTTATTGTAGAAGAACCTGAATCACTAAATGCGGTAATCATGTTATCATACGCAGAATTAGATTCCGCAGAACCACCGCCACTCCAAGTAACTGCACCACCAACAGCTAAAGCATTTGATGATGTATTAAATGTCAGACCACTGTCACTTGTAATATTGGAGTCACTGTTCCATACTGCAAGTCTAGTATTACTACCAGAACCTGTTACATTACCTACTTGGGTGTTATCTACCTTCTGCCAAGCATCTGTTGCTTGATCAGAGAATACAGCCCAATCTCCTACAGCCCAATCTGTAATACCGTCTAAATTCGTTGAACCTGCGGTTGATACAATATAGTAATAACCTGGTGTTCCAGATCCACTTGTTAATGTTGGTGAGTTTGAAGATGCGTTCCAAGTACCTTGATATTTTAATACCCCTGTTACAGCTGAATTAATAGCTGTTTGTATTTGCGCTCCTGTTGCTAAGTTAGAAGAAGAAGAACTCACTGTGCCAGTTACAGCTGCAACTGTCCTTGACGTTGATGAACCACTTACGTTTATTGTAGATCCGCCATCATC